AATGCCCAAAAAAGCAATCCTAACATTAAAACACATACTATAACATTAGGCCAATTCATTATTTAGTAATTTCTTTTATATACACATAAACAAATAAATCAACAAAAAACTTTCCATATAAAACATTTATTTATAAGTTATACCATAACTTGATAAAGGAATATTATGGAAAAACAATTAAAGTCATTTCAAAAAAGATACCTAGAAAGAATAAATCCTAGTTATCTAATGTTTAACAAATCAGAACTACAAAGTGAATTATTCAAAGTTCTTAAATCAAACGAAGAACTTACTTGGTTTATAAAAAAAATAGCTGAAGATACAGAAAGTGTATGAACGTAAGGTCAAAGGCGTTTACGAATACGTTTTTAAATCTGAAAAAGAATTTAGAAACTACTTTCCTAATAAAAATCTTGAAAAAGATTGGCGCACCGCACGTAACGGTTCATACACACTTACAGATGACGGACAGGTTGTTAGAATTTTAGATAGAAAAAAGTTTAATAATAAAAAAAACAATTACTACGTACGAACTTTGTTAGGATTACGCAGAGTTAATACAAATGAAACTCTTTCAGGCGAACCTAGAAAAAATATATATTCTTTTTCATCTGATAAAACTAGCGAACAGTCTGTAAGGCAAAGAAAAAACCCCACAACTAAAGAAACACTCTTTGCAAGATACGTTGCAAATGGTGAAGACGTAGTGCAGTCCTACTTAAAAGTATTTAAAACAAATAATGTAGAAGTAGCTAAACAACAATCAAGAGTATTGCTAAAGCAAGAAAGGATTATAAGTATGATAAGCAAGGAGAATATAGAATCTCTAGACAAAATAGGAATAAATAGAGATTACTTGTTTGAAAAAACTAAAGAAGTAATAGAAAACCTAGATGGTAAAGATTCTGATAAACTACGTGCGATTGAATTGTTAATGAAAATAAAAGATATGTTTCCAAAAGAAGAAAAACGTGAGGCTCTTACTGTATTTCAAGGTTTTTCAAGGGAACAGCTACAAAAACTAAAAGAAGCAGACGAAATAAAGCAAATAGCACACGCAGAAAACGTCTTGGAAGAAAGTAATGAGTAGATTTAGATTCTCAGGTAGAAAGAAAAAAGAAATAAAACCTATTGATTTTGCATTTGGTCTACTAAAACATCACTATGAAGAATTAAATAGCACAGAACCTTGGAAAAAGATAAAGTATTCAATATCATAAGTCCTCCATCAGAGTTATCGCAAAGAGAAGAGGTACTATCACGTTGTTTAAACGACCTTATTTACTTTGGACGTGCATTTTTACCTAATGATTTCCTAAATAAAAGCCAATCCCCACCATTTCATTACGAAGTAGCTAAGAAACTTATAACAACAAAGCCGGGCGCACGTGTATGTAACATAATGCCTAGGGGTTTTGGTAAGTCTATACTAGCAAAAGCAGCAATATTGCATAAAATATGCTTTTCACCAGCAGATGAACGTAATTTTATAGCTTGGGTAGCAGAAGAACAGGGACAGGCTATAGACCATTTGAAGTATATACGTAATCATTTAGAATCTAATAAGTCAATACAGTACTACTTTGGACAATTAGCAGGAGATTTAGCTGGTAAACGTTGGACAGAAAAAGATTTAGTTACATCTAAGGGAGATAGGATAATTGCAAAAGGTACTAGCCAAAGATTGCGTGGACGTACAGAAATAGATGTACGTTATACTGGTATAATACTAGATGACTTTGAATCAGAATTAAATACTAAAACACCAGAACGTAGGTCAGAAATAAAAAAATGGGTTGTATCTACTGTATACCCAGCATTAGAAGAATCTCCGGGACGTGAGGGTTGGATATGGTTATCTGGTACGATTGTACACTTTGACAGCTTTTTACAAACCACTATTGATGGATTTAATGATGCAAAACAAAATAATGAATCATATCCTTGGGATTTAAATTTTTATAGAGCTATTGAAAATGATAAGCCTATATGGGAAGAACAATTTCCATTAGCTAAATTAGAACGTAAAAAGGCTGAGTTTGCTGAAGCGGGTATGTTAAACAAGTTTGCGCAAGAATATATGAATGATGCACGTGATGCATCAGCAGCTTCGTTTAAAATAGATAGGATTAATTATCATAATGGTGTATTTAAAAGTGAAGATAGATTTTGCTTTTTAGATTGGAAAGGCGAATCAATACCACTGAACGTATATATAGGCGTTGATATTGCGGCAACTGCTACTTCTACGTCAGATTACCAAGTAATTGTTGTAATGGGTATTGACTCTAATAAAAATAGATACGTACTTGATTACTACCGTGAACGTATACCAACATTTGATTTACCAGAAGTTATTATACAATATGCACGTAAATACTCTCCTGTTCGTAGAGTTACAATAGAAACCGTAGCTGCTCAAGAAATGGTACGTGATATGACAACTAGACTTGCGTCAGATGACAGAAGATTAATGCCGGGCATCTTTAAAGGCGTAAAACCTCCGGGTGGAATAAAAAAACAAGATAGACTTGAAACTTCGCTAGGAGCTATAGTAAATTCAAAAAAATTATACATACGTAAATCTATGACCGAACTGGTTGATGAGATGTTTGAACATCCTGTTTCAAGGCACGATGACTTAATGGATGCGTTGTATTATGCTGATTATTTTGCAAAACCACCTGCAAGTGGTAGATTTAAGAAAGGTACTTCGGATACTATATCTAGAGTAAAAAGAAAATTGAAATCATATAACTGGCTAACAGGCGCAAGGGTTTAATGGAATACGACCCAAAAGCGTTA